TGCAGACATAACCTCTGGATTGTCGGTAAAACCAACATACACGCGACCAGGCGTAGTAAACGACACTGACGGCTCCCACCGGATCTTGGTACCGGGTAGGAACTTGCCAGTGGAGTAATAAGAACAAATGGTCGGCCCAACTGTGCTGGAAAGGTTAGCACTATCACCGGCTGCGTACAAACGCCTGCCACTAGCGAGCCCGCCAACATCACTGCCTACAGTCGCACCAATAGCGCTGTACTCAATGATGGTGCCGTTGTTCGCACCTACCATGGTAGGTCGCTGGTTGCGGCGTCGCCGCACACCGCCCTTCACGGGCATCATCGCAGTTGCGCCACGAGCCATGCTGCAAGGGAATTTTCAGAAGTATCAATCGCTTTGACGTGGGGGAACGTCATGGGGGTGGGCCGTGACACCGACACTGCGTCGGAGTATTCAGCCTCGAGAGCCTCCTGGAGGTCAGGAACAATGCCGAAGGCGCGCCAGAAACTGACACGCGACTCGGCACTGATCTCTCCACCAATGACGCCACGAGACATATACCCCAACCCAGAATCGTTGACCGACTCAACCACCCCCACAGGCGCCTCCTTGCCTAGCGAGAGAAGACGGTGGTACCAGGACGCCCACACCGGGACACCAGCCGTAAGGCTGGCACCGCAGCTGCCGATAGCGTGGCACCAGTACTGGAAATCGGACTCACTCTCCCAGCTGAGCAAGCTGACGCAATCCTTGCTCATAGCAACGCGGGGGTCCCTCACCATGCGCCAACCTGTGCTAGTATACACAGGCCGCGCTTGGCAAAACTCCACGTGCTCGAGCTCATACGCCGGCTCCTCACGGGTGAGGGTGAACCCGAAATCAAGCATCCAACGGTCAATCCCGTCAAGATGCTTGAGGTCGTGTGCCTCAATGAACAAGACACAGTCATCGCCATTGTTCGCCAATCGGTACTCAATGCCGATATGCTCACAATAGGCGATGACCATGCTTGACATCAAGAGACAATTGCCCATCCCAGTATTGATGTCACCACTCATGCGGCAGCCACGGATATCGTAATCAACGCGATGTCCGTCGGTGCGTGCAATGCCGTGGTTGTCAAGCTGCCACCGGAGCAACCGCGCAAGCTCGGGGGACCGGAAAACCCCGTTGTACACCGAGTGCTCCCAGCGAAGTGCCTCAACTGACACGTGCTGGTCGAACCGGGATGCATCGAGGCCTACGGCCACTGGCTTGCGAAACTTGCTCCAATGCTCAGCCATCCACCCGCCCACTTGCTGGGCGTTCATTCCTTTCAGCACGACTGGGTAGCCCCAAACGCGTTGAAATCCGTGACAGAGCTCCCGCTCAAACAACTTGAGGTATCTCCCAACCTCAAGGTTGTAGCGCGGGGACCGTGGCTGTATGACACGAGGAGCAGGGTCACCCTTGGAATCAAGGTTGACCTTCTCAGCTTTGACAAAGGTGTTAACCCACGCGTCCCTGGCAGTAATAGCCCGAACAACAAGGCTTGCCAGGGCACGTTCGTAGACGCCGCGCTTGCGCCCGTGATACAACCCAGGATAATCTTCCCGGGCGACCACGGGGGTCGATCGCACAGCAGCCAACAAACGCTGCCTGACTCCGGAGAGTCGTGAGAACACACCTGCATCAGGCTGAGGTGCCTGAGTAAGACACCCATTGCGGACCACGTAAAAGACGCGCTCCACAATGCCTCGTGCCAAGTTCTTGAGGTTGGCACAATGGACG